CTTGTTCGTATCTCACGTTCAGCCACCACATCTTGAATGCAGTAGTCACATAATTCTTTAAACATATCCGGGTCTTGTCTGCGCTCACCACGGTAGGGTTTGCACAACCGCTGTATTAATAATTTACCGCGCTTAGATTTGACAGCGTCACCGGTTAACCCTAGTGCCTCACCACACTTACCCAGTGCACGGGGGTAAGCTTGTGCGGCGGCAAGGGCTGCACTGTCACGCCATTGAGATATAGGAATAGACGGCCACCTAAGCGTTTGATTCCAAATTGACATCTCGAAAAAGCTATTCCACGCCCACACTGTTGCGCCTTGCTCAATTAAATCGAAGAGCCTTTGCGGAGGTGGCATGTCTGGCGTCCAAAGGGTAGGGGACTCGTCACCTAGCGCCCACGCTAAACACAACACCTCGGTTGTATCATGATCAGCGTAAGCGTAGGCTCCGGCCTTAAAAATGTCGCACTCAGAGTAAGTCTCAAAGTCCATTGTAATGTTCATATAAGAGGCTTCCGCAACCACTTCTGGCTTAGACTGTGAACAACCGGAGTCTCTTTACGCTTCCACTGAGTGGGTCGTTGTATATCACGTTTCTTTGGCAGTAAGTCATCGTCAGTTATAAAAATGCCGTGACCTCTTGCCTTTTTCATGCCCATCCTATTCTTTAAAATCCGATATGGAATCCCCGCTTGACGAGCAATCTCACCGACAATTACGTCTTTCATGTAGTGCTCGGGGAATCGTTCACCTACGTATGTGTAGCTCAAACGGGGTTTCATATTCACTCCTTAACTTAAAAAGTCATCTTCAGCTTCAACATCCGCGTCTTGCTCAGATGAAATGTCATCAAAAACCTTTTCTGTACTTATACCGCCAGCGCCAAACTTGTCACCCTCTTTTGAATACTGTAAGGCGTTTAAATTACATGCGACCCGTTTGCCCCATTTGTTGTCCATTACCCACAACGAAATCGCCGCATTAACGTAGCACCCTGCATACGGACGATCATCCTCTTCGACCAACGGAGTCCGATCTCTGTCAATAATTTGTGGTCGTAGTCTTGAAGCACAACTAATAAACATTGCATTCTCATACCCTTCGTATGACTTAGAATTTCCGTCACCAAGGCAAGTTTGTAAACCATTAGGGATTTCTCCTTTAAACGCATCTAATGCGGCTTCCTTAATAGCCTTTTTAAACGACGCTATTTGTGCCTTGTCGTTGTCTTTGTCTAACAAAAGATTGCAACTAAACTTCGGCGCTTGGCCTTCATTAAAAGCTTTAGCAGTCCAAATGTCTGGAAAAGATAGTCGTGCATTTTTGATCATTATTACGCTCATTAAATTATTCCTTTATTTCTGAAAAGTAAGTGGCAACATCTGGCTTGATAGCTGGTCTGGGATCAGAGTCAGGTGCAAGACTTGGTTTGCCTTCTGGTTTGAAGCAGAGTTCAGTAACCTCTGCGGCTCTCGCTTTACCAAGCAATTTCTCTGCTTGAGCTGGCGAAACTAGTTTGTTGCTGTGCGCGTCATCGCCAAGCAACTTAATTAAGTGTGTTTCTGCGTCTTTCTCGTTAATCCACTTGCGCTGAGATCGACCTTGAACAAGCTTGTAGCCGTCTAAAATGCCACCATCAAAGAGAATTCTCTGTGCGTGCTGTTGAACACCTCGCGCCCACCCTATGAGCGCGTCCATCTTCGGAACGAGCTTGGATATCTCATCGGGGGTGAGGGTGTGAGGCACTTGGACAAGCAAAGGTTCTTCAAGATTGTCAAAGTTTGACAGTGTGAGGTTGTAGTTGTGTTTTGCTAATGCTCGGCAGACAGGCTTTGCTCTACACCACCGACAAGCCGTTGCGGAGGGATTAAACTCTGGATCAGGTTCCATTGTTGCAATTGCGGCAGGGCGTACTTTCTCTTCTGCCCACTTGAACAAGTCTTTAGCTCTTATCGAGTAGCTGTCGATGTGATCAAGACGAGGTTGCACTATCGTCATGGTAACGACATCTACCTGATCAGCGTAAATCTTTAAAGCACCAAGGCCGTACAACATAAGTTGTGAGTTCTTTTGTGCAGAAACTTTAATGCCTGACCCGTACTTTAGGTCGATGATGTTAAGTACGCCGTCGTCTACAGCTACGCAGTCAGCAGTTCCAAATCCACCTTGTGCCCACTCAGAATAATCGACTCTAAGCTCGTAGTGCTTTTCACCATTGTAGGTGTTGCAGTAATCCACGTAGGTAGATACGTGTTCAGCCATCTCTTCATCGACTAACCAACCCTCAACCTCTACACCTATATATGACTCTGGCGGTCGTTGACTAATTAAGCTCATCTCTGCGAGTTCGTGAGCTGCTGTGCCCTCAGTTGCGTAGATCGACCCTTCATCTTTCGGCATTCCGCTTTCTGCTAAAATACTACCCGGGCAATTCATCCATTTGCTACTTCCACTTGCGCTTAATATTGCGTGTGCTGCCATGTATTCACTTCTCCATTTCACTTATTCACTTTTAATACAACAACTTGTTATCTGGTTGACATGGTAATAAGAGTCAACTACAGTGTCAAGCTCAACATGATGTTGTTTAGTTATAAAATTTAAATTACTTCAAAATTAAAAGGAGATTTATACAATGTTGCATGTGAGTACCTACGCACCAATCGTGCAGTCTGCACTGGATAACGTGGTTGTGCATTCAAGCTTGAAGAACGACAGCTCACTAGCTAGAACGCTAGATGTCACTAAGCAAGCTTTAAGTAAATGGCGAGTGTCTGGGTTGATTCCGGCGCATCGAGCGATGCAAATGGAGCTACTAACTAAAGGCAAAGTTAGTTGGAAAGAGCTTTGTCCCGATATCGTCGAGGATTTCAACCGAAAGGAGCCGGTGTATGCCATTAATAGATAAAGACCGACTTAAATATTATGTTTTTAAGTGGTCAGCAAATTTGCTAATGGGGATTAGCGGCTTATTGGTTTGGGTCAGCAAGCAAATCGATAAGGCTGAAATTGCGCTAATGACAAGGGCGTCAAGATATTTATAAAGGGTGGTAGTAATGGGGTTTTTACAGGAGTTTGGGCACAAGCTAGTCGATCAAGGCTACGAAATTGTGCCGATAATGAAGAACAAAAAGTCACCGATGCTGTCGGGCTGGCAAGAGATCAGATCAACGCACGATGACGTTGACGCGTGGCTTTCTAATGGTCACCGCGATGGTGGCGTGGGCATTCTTTGCCGCAACACAATAGCGGTTGACATCGACTGCTACGACAAAGACAAAAACAAAAAGCTAGTGATGTGGTTAGAAGAGAACGTCGGCACATCACCTGTCAGATATGGTAATTTTCCCAAGTGCATCCTACCTTATAGAGTTGAGCAAACATTTAAGAAGATCAGAAGCTGTGAGTATGAGGATGCCATGTCCACGACTCACGCTGTTGAGGTGTTAGCCGACGGCCAACAGTTTGTAGCCTATGGGATGCACCCGACGACGCAAAAGCCCTACAGGTGGAACGCTTCTCGTGGTGGTATTGCCGACCACGCTCAAAACTCACTGCCTTTAATGACAAAAGAAAAGGCTGACGCGTTTATTGCCTATTTTGAATCATTAGCCGGTGAGGATACAAACTGGGAGCTTGCGCGGAAGGGAGTGTCTCCGATAGAGGTAGACCCGGACGACATCACCATGCTGAAACCTAAAATGGATGTCGATGAGGAGGGTGTAAAAGAGTTACTTGCCTCAGTAGACCCAGATTCACATCACGACGAATGGGTAAAGGTCGGTATGGCGTTGCATCATCACTTTGATGGTGCTGACACTGGCTGGATTATCTGGGACGAGTGGAGCTCGGACAGCAACAAGCACCGCGACGGTGAGTGTGAGCGTCGATACGCGACATTCGACACCAAAGGTCGAGTGCCAGTGACGATGGCCTCGGTTAAGCAAATGGAAAAGGCCGTTGTCAGTGAGCGTGTCGTTGAAGAGCGACTACCCCGAATGCTTAGAGAGTGGGCATTTGTACATGTCGAAGGCTCGGCGCGTGTTATCCGTGAAGATGTGAGTAAGGGCAGTATCGTCCTTTATAAGCTCGAAGATTTAAAAAAAGAACACATGAACTGCCGCGTCCTGTCAGGCGATGAGAAGCCTAAGCTTTTAAACTTAGTTGATATGTGGCTCGAGCATCCAGAGCGAAGAACCTATGCGGCTGGGCTGTCATTTGCTCCAGATATGGAGATTCTTGATCGATACAACTTATGGCGGGGGTGGAGCTTCATCCCGGCAAAGGGTGATGTTGATCCGTGGTTAGACTTTGTGACCACAGTGGTGGCTGATGGTAATCAGATACACGCTAATTACATTATTAGCTGGGCCGCTCAGATGGTGCAGCAACCTATGCAAAAAATAGGTGTGGGCTTAGTGCTCAGAGGCCGCAAAGGCACTGGTAAGACCAAGTTCGGTGAGCTGTTAGGTGGTCTTTTCAAGGCTCATCACAAGATAGTGAGCAGGGCAGAGCACGTTACCGGCAATTTTAACCGGCATCTTGAAGACACGTTGTTGCTACAAGCCGATGAGGCGTACTGGGCTGGAGCAAAAGCCTCCGAGGGTGCGCTCAAAGACTTACTGACTAATCCGGAGATCACCATTGAGCGCAAAGGCGTTGATGCTTACACCGCGCCAAACTACACGCGCATTCTTTTTACCAGTAATGAGGAGTTCGTCGTTCCGGCTAGTCTGGATGAGCGTCGCTTTGCTGTATTTGATGTCGGTATTGAACGAAAGCAAGACTCTAAATATTTCTCTGAACTTGACCGTTGGTACAACACGGGCGGGGCGGGCGCATTGCTGGAGTATCTCAAAACCTTTGACCTATCCACTACCAATCTAAGGCTAGTACCTCAGACCGATGCGCTGCAAGACCAGAAGCTTGAGGCGCTAGACACTGTTGATCAATGGCTATTTAACTGCCTGATGAGTGGTGAGCTGCGAGAAAGTAGGGTCGCTGGTAATTGCGTGATGTTTGGCAGTGAGTCACAGAAGTCTGAGGTTTATGACATTTACTGTTCAACGCTTAAAAGTAAGTACGAGTCTCCGATAAAAGAGGTGGGCTTTTGGCGCAAATTAAACACTTACGCAAATATGTTTAAGCAGGGTAAATATGCTCGGATAGGTGAGAACCGTGTGCGCTTTATAAACATAGCGCCGCTAGAGTCAGCCCGTTTTATCTTTGATGCCAGTAACGGCTTAAAAGTTGATTGGGCTGAGTTTGATGAGAGCAAAGCCGAGGATGTTTTTGATGATGTGTGGGAGGCAGACAATGGGTAAGGGTAGCAAGCAGCGACCGACAGCGACCTCTTTTTACGATAATTTTGACAGGATCTTTGGAGATAAAAAAATGACGATGTACAAGTGCGACAAGTGTGGGGTAGTGGATGAGCGAGAGGTTCACGAAATAGTAGAAAAAAATTATGAGCCGATGGGCGATCAGCACATTGAGCGCCTTGTAATCTATTTAGAGTGTGACCGGTGCGGCGGTGAGGACATTGAAGAGTTTAACCCGCTGTCCTGTGACACTTGCGACGAATAAAACCCCCTAGAGTTCAGCAAATTCCCCTAGCTGACACTCTCTTTGCCTCTAAGCTTCACGGCTTAGGGGTTTTTTTGAGCTATAAATACAACCTGTAGTTGACGATACAACATATAAATGCGATAATGACTACGTCATCAAGGGGATGGCGTAATTAAATAACTAAAGTGATGAGGAATAGAGTGATGAAAATTCATACGGTAAATAAATTAGGTCTGGAGATGATTCGACAAGAGTTACTTTCTAAATGCAAGCCGAGCATTTTTGATGGGTGGCTTGACGATGATTTAATCGATAGCAAAAGGTCACAAGAAATGCTTAGCGAATGGGCTAGTGAGATTGAAGATGATCTTGATTTTGGCAATCCATATTTTGTTCAGATAGGTCATCATCAGACAAAATCAGGTCATTCCGAGCATCTAGAAATAGATGACAGCGGTATTGATGTCACCTTTGAGGAGATAGAGTGATGATTACATTCGACCCAAATCTACCGGAGCATTGCAACATGGATGACCGCGTAGCTGTAAGCGTTTTGATTGATGAAATTCTATTGAGGGATTTAGCAATCACTGTAAATGATGGCGAAGATGACGTTGTAACGGCATCAAAAGATAAGCATGAAATCCTCAAAAATATGAGTCACACCGGTGAGGATATGCTGTGCACGCCAGATGGCATTTTTTATCTTATTTACAACAACGGCAGTGATGGTGATCCGATGGTCGTAATTACAGATCACCACGCCAACAAAACTATGCATGAAATCTACAAAGCCGTCGCAAATAAACTGGGGGTGGAGTAATGGAAATTTCATTAGCGCAGTACGAAGTCATGGAAGCGTTGCAAGCATACGTTTTAAAAAAATATGGATGCAATGCGCCCGAAGACGCAGTTATGGGAATTGGCCCTTATATGAAGCAACCAGTGTGGAACAAAGCGGGCGACAGAGTTATAAAACATAACAGCATACCCTTTAACGAAATGTGCTCCATCGAGTGGACAGTTGCGGAGGTTGAGTGATGAATATGAACAATGTGCCGAAGTGGAATAGCGAATTAAAACCGCACTTAAGTGATTACGTTCTCGAATGCTTCCGTGGAGGATTAGATCGAGATCAAGCGTATTGGGCGTGTACAAGTTATCTGCTTCTTAAAAACAAGGATGAAAGACAGACGCTTGCAGACACGATAGCCCAATTACATTCAATGAATGTTTTTGCTAAAGGTCGAATACCAAAGGAGAGTGATGATGAACTTATTTGAACTTGACGAGCTGATACATCAGCTAGAACGCAAGCAGCGTGATACTGATGAGATGCTCCAAATGTACTACCGCAAACGCGGTGAGCTCAGAGAAGTTGTCAAAGGACGCATCGCCGGGATCATGTCGGCTTCTTCTGTGTCCAAAAATACAACTAACAGTGGTATACTTAACCAAGAGAGGTACTGAGATGGACGTTTTACTATTATTGTTATTTTTATCTTTTATGTTTGTGTGTTTTTCCGGGGCCTGGCTCATCGTAGAAGACAAGCAGCGAGACTTCCTGATAAGGAGAGAAATTGAAAATCGTCGATATAAACAGTAGCAAACCATCCGATGAGCCTGTAAGGGATATAACCTCTCAGGCTCTTCTCGATGCACTTTCAGACTTTGGCAGTTACGCCATGCATGAAAACATTAAAGCCTTTGCGGTCGTCGCTATCGATGGTGACGGACAAGTGACCAACTCTTGGCACTCAGACGGCGTTCAGATAACAACAATGTTAGGTGCCATTGAATTGATGCGTAACGACTTCATCAGCGAATATATCTAACCGTTCACTGCATAACCCTCATAGCCTTAAATCATTTAGTTGTGTCCTTACACAAAATTACAATGCACGCCCATTAACTTGTGAGGTGTGTAATGTTGTTTGTTTGTCTGTTTTGCGTGGTGTTTTTAGGATTGATAGCTGGGGATGATTTAAGGGTTTGAGGCGGTAAGGCGGTGAGGTTTTGAAGTGGTCAAGGATAGGCCAAAAGGTCAAGGTAAGGTCAAGGATAGAAAATGTTAACCTTGACCACCTTAAGTCATTGATTTTATTATATTTTATTACTTATTTTTACTCTTTTTCTTTAAAGGTCAAGGTAAATAGATATAAAGTCAGTAGGAAAAAAAACCTAAAAATAGTGTTTTTAAATCCTGCTGGTTTTGTTGGATTTTACCTTGACCCTTGACCTTTTTTGTTAAAATGCTCTGAAACGTAGAGCCGGTGCGGGTTTGGGGTGGTCAAGGATAGAATTTGAATTTTGATGTATCCTTGACCATGGAGCTGAAATGCTCTGAAACGTAGAGCCGGTAAGGGTTTGAGGTGGTCAAGGTAAACTGATTTAACCGCGACAAATCAACCGCGACAAATCAACCGCGACAAACCGACCGCGACAAACCGACCGCGACAAACCGACCGCGACAAATCAACCGCGACAAACCGACCGCGACAAAATGGAGCTGCCGAAAGTTCAGCTGCCGAAAGTTCAGCTGCCGAA